ACACCAACGCCCACAGCAAGCGCCACACCATCACCCACAGCAAGTGCCACATCGACACCTACAGCAAGTGCCACACCGACACCTACAGCAAGCGCCACACCTACAAGAACATCAACACCATCACCTACGGCAAGTGCCACACCTACAAGAACATCAACACCAACGCCCACAGCAAGCGCCACACCGACGCCTACGGCAAGTGCTACGCCCACAAGAACATCTACACCAACGCCCACGGCAAGTGCCACACCGACACCCACGGCAAGTGCTACGCCTACAAGAACATCTACACCAACGCCCACAGCAAGCGCCACACCGACACCCACGGCAAGTGCTACGCCAACACCTACAGTCACTCCAACACCCACGGTAGCAACACCTACATCTCCTCTATTTGCTTGGGGAGATAATTCTGTGGGTCAGTTGGGGGATGGCACCATAACTGATAAGTCTTCGCCAACACAAATAGGAACAGATAATTGGTCAAGTGTTGCTTGTGGAAATAGTTACACTTTGGCAATTGGAAATGATGGAAAACTTTTCGCTTGGGGAAGCCATTCTAATGGTCAATTAGGAGTGGGAGGCTCCTTATCTAATAGGACTTCTCCAACACAAGTGGGAACAGACAATTGGTTAGGTGTTGCTTGTGGGGCTTTGCACACATTGGCAATTAGAAGCGATAGAAAACTTTTTGCTTGGGGTTCGAATAGTGATGGGAGGCTAGGAAATGGAACTGTTTCTTTGGGATTTAGCGCCCCAATACAAATAGGAACAGATGATTGGTCAAGTGTTGCCTGTGGAAATCGTCATACTTTAGCAATTAGAAACGATGGAAAACTTTTTGCTTGGGGAGATAATTCTGTTGGTCAGTTGGGAGATGGCACCACAACTGATAAGTCTTCACCAACACAAATAGGTACAGACAATTGGTTGAGTGTTGTTTCTCAATCTGGGGCTCTTCACACTTTGGCGATTAGAAGTGATGGAAAACTTTTTGCTTGGGGAGCGAATTCTGTTGGTCAGTTAGGAGTGTCAGGCGCCTTGACTAGTAGGACTTCGCCAACACAAGTAGGCACAGACAATTGGTCAAGTGTTGCTTGTGGAAGTAATTACACTTTGGCAATTAGAAGTGATGGAAAACTTTTTGCTTGGGGGTGGAATATCGCCGGGCAGTTGGGGGATGGCACTACAGAGACTAGGTATTCTGGAATACAAATAGGAACAGATAATTGGTCAAGTGTTGCCTGTGGTAGTGCCAGCACTTTGGCAATTAGAAGTGATGGAAAACTTTTTGCTTGGGGAGCGAATGGCTCTGGGCAGCTAGGAGATGGAACTACAACTGACAAGTCTATTCCAACACAAATAGGCAACAATAACTGGTCTGTGGTGTCTAGTGGTGGTAGTCATTCATTAGCAATTCCTTTAGGAAATCTATGGTCTCAAGTTGGCTCAGACATAAATGGAGAGGCGTCTCAAGACTATAGCGGATGGAGTGTAAGTTCAAATGGGGCGGGAGATGTTATTGCGATTGGGGCTCCTTATAACAATGGAAATGGAATTGACTCAGGTCATGTGAGAGTTTACGCTTGGAATGGAGCATCATGGGCACAAAGAGGTTCAGATATCGACGGAGAAGCCGCATCGGATTATAGTGGAGTCAGTGTTAGTTTAAATAATGATGGTACTATTGTTGCTATAGGCGCACCACAAAATGACGGAGCAGGTTCAAATTCTGGTCATGTAAGAGTTTATGTTTGGAATGGAACTTCATGGATTCAAAGAGGAACAGATATCAATGGAGAAGCTGCCGGAGATCAAAGCGGAACCTCGGTCAGCATAAGTGACGACGGAACTGTTGTTGCGATTGGCGCTCCATATAATGATGGCAACGGAATCGATTCTGGTCACGTGAGAGTTTACGCTTGGAACGGCACTTCCTGGGCTCAGAGAGGAACAGATATCAACGGAGAAGCCGCCGGAGATCAAAGTGGACATTGTGTAAGTTTAAGTGGAGATGGCGCTATCGTTGCTATAGGGGCTCCATTAAATGACGGAGGTGGATCGAACTCGGGTCATGTAAGAGTTTTTGCTTGGAATGGTACTTCCTGGGCGAAGAGAGGAAATGACATAGACGGCAAAACGACTAGCGACCAGAGTGGTGTTGTATTGAGCACGAATATAGTAGGAACAATCGTAGCAATAGGATCCTATTACAGCGATGCCAACGGCGTAGATTCTGGCCAAGTTAGGGTTTTTGAATGGAACGGCACTTCTTGGACGCAAAGAGGAAACGATATTAATGGAGAATTGGCTGGGGATCGTTTGGGCACAGGTATTAGTCTGAGTGAAAGCGGCGACATTCTTGCAATCGGCGCTTCCTACAACGATGGAAATGGCGCTGACGCTGGTAGTGTGCGAGTCTATACTTGGAACGGAATTTCATGGATTAGAAGAGGAAACGATATTGATGGAGAATCGGCAGGAGATCTAAGCGGCTACAGCGCAGCATTGAGCAATAAAGGAAACACTCTTGTTATCGGAACTCCGGGAAACAACGGATTTACAGGTCGCGTTAGAATTTATTCGTGGAATGGAACATTAGGCTCGCAAGGTTTTGGAAATTTAGGTACGCACACAACAGATACAGGAGATATCAATACTGCTGGTGCGTTTACTTTGACGGACGTGCGATCAACAGCCAGCAAGACAGGTTATTTCACCAATTTTGCATCTTTTTCACAGTTGGGATCTTTGTCGTTCAATACGAGTGTCGGTACGAGTCTGAGATTCTATCATCCAGCCTTGGGAACTTTTGTTTCAAACAGTATAACAACAACATCTAACATATCGACACCGGGCAAAGTAAGAAACATAACGATAATAGGCACTCTTAGTGGTGGAACATTAGGGAACATATCGCCGAACAACATTCCAGTAAGATTGGCAGTTTCTTTCACGCAGTCTGGTGCGGCAATAAGTTCTTCTATAAACTTGAACCTGGGGCAATAAAGTGAAATTTTCAGAATTTGCATCAAATAAGAACAAAAAAAAAGTAGTCTTAATAATAGGATCCGCAAGATCACCGGATTGTTGCCCGAATGAAAAAAGCAAAACGCACAAACTTGCCGATCATTTGACTAGTAAATTTAAAGATGAAGTTTTGTTCGAAATCATCGATTTGTCAGTAAAGTGTGATGGAATAAATGTACAACCTTGCAAAGGATGCGTAAGCACATCGGCTTTTCACTGCGCCTGGCCGTGCAATTGTTATAGCAAGGAGTCCGATCCGAAAGACTTGATGCAAAACCAAGATGTATATGAAAAACTTGAGGATTGTGATGGGTTTTTTGTTTTAACTCCAATCAATTGGAGTGCTTGTTCAAGTGTAGTGAAGAGTTTTTTTGATAGACTTGTGTGCGCTAGTTTAACAATTACAGCAAAAGAAGCCGGAGAAATACTCGGCAAAGATTCGATAAAAGATAGTAGAAAAACAAGAAAGATCGAAAAAGAAGGTAAGCACAATGATCTGCTGAAGAATCATCTTCAAGGAAAGTACGCAGGGTTTTTTGCTCATGGAAATGAAGGCGGCTCCGATTACTTAGAATTTTCCGCTAAAAAGAAGACTAACTTGCCCATCATTCCCGAAAGTCTCACAGAATATGAAAACAAGCACGGCAAGGAAGATGTATCTAAACTTTTAGACCCGTTGGTCAGACAGTGTGTTTACTCAGGAATTTTTGTTCCCGATGATTGCATTCGTGTCGTAACCTATGGATTTGGAGTTTCGTATTCTGATGTGAACGATTTATTCAAAAAAGACGAAGAGTTAAAAGAATCTTCTTCAGAAGTGTTTGAAAATTTTGTTTCTAAACTTTAGTCTGAAAAAACTACGCACCAATAGATTTTGCCGTTTTTGTCTGCTTTTGTTCCAAATCCAACCTTTTCATAGTCTGACCCGAGAATGTTCCATCTATGTCCGGGGCTCCACATCCAGCTATTAACAACTTCGTCTTCATCTTTTTGACCCCAGGCTATATTTTCTCCGACCGAATTTGAGTCTATAACTTTTGCCAAATCTTTCATACTGGAGTGTTCTAGGTTCTCTTCTCTTGCCATTTTTTCGGCATGGTTTTTTGCGTATTTGCAAAGAGATTCATTCATTTTCAACGTCTTATAGCCTCTTGAAACTCTCTCTTTGTTGTGATTTTCAAGAAGTTTCACTTCGATCGTTGAATATTGGATATTATTCTCGACGTGTTTGTTTAGAAATTGATCAAACTTATTTTTATCATATCCCTCCATCCTCGACAGTTCTTTTTTGTTTTTTAGAATCAAAACAGTAGGAAGAGATTTAACTTTATAGAGTTTTTTAAGGTCTTCTCTTTGATCTACATTGACTTCGCATATGACAAAATCTTTTAGATTTTTTGAGGCGAGATTTGTCTTTAGTTTCACACAATAAACACACCAATCGGCTCCAAAAACGATAAGAACTTTTTTGTCTTTATGACTTATTGCTTTTTCGTAATTATCCTCAACAACAGGCTTAGAAATTTGAGGTGCTGGTGCGGGGGAAACGATTTCAGAAGGATCGACTATCTTGTTACTGCACCCCGATATAAGCAATAAAATTAAAAGAAATTTTTTCATATGCCTCCTTGCATTATTCTGCTAAAAATATGTAGGAGACGATCTAGGCAATAAGCTGAGGATTTTTTCCGTTAGAGACCAAGTCCACGGGGCTTCATCCCATAAGACAGCCTTAATTTATCTATTCCGCTATTTAAAGCACGCCAAGCAGAGGCATAAGAAATTTCAAGTTCTTGGCCCATTCTTCTTACTGTCATTCCTTCTGAGCACATGCGAAGAACTCTTCTCTCTAAGTTTGTTAATATTTTTGCTGATCTTTTGACGAGTTCTTCTAAGGAATCAGAGGTTATTGATTTCTTTATCGACTTAATACATGAAAGATTTTTTCGAATGTGTCTTTTTTTGTTTTTCAATGCAGATAAGTTTTTTTGCATTTCTTTATTTATTAGGTTTTTAGCAATCTGCTCTGATCCGGGCTTTGCTTTTTTTGCAATTTCGACCGCATCTTTAAACGCATCTTCTACATCATCATATTGTGCGTGAGGCAGTGAGTCATAGAACTTGTTTATGATCTTATGACTATTGTTTTTTTCTATATTTTTCACAAATGAAGATTCAACAATAGTTTTAGAACTCACTGGCTCTAGTTGTTTTTGAAGATAATACGCCAAAAAAGTCATAACATATATAGTTTCTAAAGCCATAAACTAACCGGGCACCAGACTCTGTTCGTTAGTCTTGCAAGAAACAATCCTCTATTAACCCAATTATTACAATTCGTAACGCAGTTGTATCTTAAATTGGAATTGTAATAGTTTCCTTTTTGATAGAATTCTGGCTTTTTCTTAATTTCTTCTCCATAAAATGAATCTAGAATATGTTGTTTAATGACGAAAATTTGTCTCTCGTCAGCTTCCATCAATTTAGAATTTGAAGGAATCTCATCAATAAATTCAATTCTAAGAACAGTTTTATTGATGCCAAAAAATGCAGTAAGAAAATGTTCTATCTTAAGTTCTGCCCACGTTCTTGTTTCAAGGAATATCTTTCTATCTCCCCAACCTATTTTTATGAACTTTGCTCTGGGGGTGAATACGTCTTCGAAGAAAGTTGATTCAAAAACATAGTCTGCGTGAATCGCATCTCTTGCTATATATAAATAATTCCCCGCACCCGGCTTTATTTTGCCAATTCTGATTTGAGAAAAAATAAGACAAAAGATAAAATATAAAAAGAAAATTGGTAAGCAATAAAGAAAAAATAGAAGAGCCAATTTGTCTCCTAGTGCTGAGTTAACAGTATGGTTTTGATATCTTTTCTGAAGGCTGCGTCGTCGCCATCTCCCGGAGTGATAATGACGTGCCACTTTTGATCTTCTCCCTTTGGAGTAGACATCATTTCTCCATAAGTTATAACTTGACTTATTGGCAGCACAAAATGTTTTGCCACTCTTTCTTTAAGTTTTTGCTCGTCAGATATTTTCATCAAATCAAGATCTCGAAACAAATCTTTAGGAACTACGATTGAAAGTTTATTGGTGGCAAAATCAACTTTACCTGTTTGTGTGGTATTTGCTCCACTCGAAAATGTTGTTTGAAAAGATGCGTCATTAGCCACGTCAGCTAATTTGGTATATGCATAACTATCGATGTTGTGTCCATCTTCTTTTAACCTTCTCATCACACTTTCTGCAATTTGCTTGTATTTTTTAGAGAAGAAATCCCCAGAGTCATTCCATCGTAGAAGCACTCTTGGCTTGTATCCTTGGTAGGCTTTATGTTCATCACATTTACTCTTAAGTTCTTTGTAAAGTTGCTCTTCATATTTCTCGGGATGATTGATAAGAAAGTTCAATCTTCTTGTCATGCTGTCGTACGCTTCGGAATATTGTATGTACCTTCCGTGTCTGGCATAGCATATAACAACGCACTGCCCTGCTCCGGGACATGTGTTTATAACATAGAACTTGCCTTCATTTTGATCATATACTATTCCTCGAAATGCAGGAATTCCTGTTTTATATACGAATTCATTCGGTCCACCGCTCTTTAGTATTTTATCATTTGTGTTAACAATTGTTTTGGGAGGCTCATTCATTCTTTTTGCGAAGTCTTCTATGTCAACATCTCCATCTTTAAACAAATCTGACCTGGAGTGAACGAATGGCATAGAAAGCGGGAATTTTTCTCTTTCAGACGTTTTCTTCCCATAATTTGCCCGAACAGCATTGAGATATTCTACAAGTTCATCAGGATTCAAACATGTTTTTTGAACGTCCGAAAAATCTCCATCCCAATCCGCCTCATTAATAAGCCACTTTTTGAATTGCATGATCTTTATTTAGGGCGCAAACTCTACTAATTTTATGTACGATGTTTATAAAAAAGGCTATAACACCCTTCCTAATTTAAGAAAATTGAATCCAGAGGAAGTGTTCGAAAAGGACAAATCGGACTCGCAGACTCTTCGAATCGAAAAAGAAGAAGCTTTATTGAATCAAAATTACTTCATGGAGTCTGATCAGGACCCGAAAATTTATGATGCCTGCGCAGAGTGGATTCGTAAATTTTATCCTTCAAGGCTAAAAAGTGATAATTATCTAGATGTAGCAAAAGAAACAGAGGAAGACTTCTTAATTCATAGAATGAATTCAGAAAAAGATTGGCTTAGCAGTGCCCATGTTTGTTTTGCTAGTCATTGGCTTCCAGAAGATAAGATAGGAAAGTCATTTGAGCAGATACACATGCCAGTGCCCATGAATCTTAAAAATAGCAAAAAGCTTGTAGAGGCAATGATTCACGGCGGTATTTTCGAACGGTTCGTGTGGAGTGTTGTTTACGACAATAGATATAATTTTCATCCAAGACTTCCCTATAAAAAATTCAATAAGAATAATCCGGAAGTTCTTATAAAAGTTGAACGACAAGTGACAGTCGGTTTTTCAGAACAAAATTTTTGTCTATTTATATTGAGACAATATTTGATTCAAGAAAAAGATTTAGACAAAAAAACATTAGCAGGAGTGATTGAATCGATGACGCCTGAACAAAAAAGATATAAAGGACTAGAAAATTGTTCTGATTTGGTCGAATATCTCAAATCTTAGTTTTGCAAGAACATCCCTCGCATTTGCAGTTTTTGCACGTGCATTTTCCACATTTTCCTTCCTTACATGGGGGACAATTACATTTACCTATCTTGAGGCGAGAACGCCCCTACTTTCGTAGAAAGTTTGCCTATTGCAGATCGTGAGCGATAGCGAACGAGCAAAATAGGCAAACCTCTTTAGGGTAGTGGGATGAATCGCCGTTAATCATAGTACGACATGGATTCATGCCCTTTTCAATGGTTCCCCTAAAATTCGGATCAAAAATCAGTTCTAGCATACTATATACAATGTATGAGCAAAGAGAACAAAGAAAAAGATATGCTGATTCGTGTTCAACCATCATTGTTTGAGCAGTTCAAGAAAAAGTGTGAAGAAAACTATAAGACAATAAGTGAAGTAGTCCGTGATTTCATGGTCAACTACACCAAAGAGGACAATTGAACCATCTGTATTCTTACAAATTTAGGTTGTATCCTACCAAACAACAAGAAGTTTTGCTAAACAAACACTTCGGTTGTGGAAGGTTTGTATACAACCATTTTTTGGAAAAAAGAATACACGAATACAAGAACAACAAAAAGTCAATAAGCAGAAAAGACAACGAAAAAGAACTGCCCGTCTTGAAGAAAGAAAACCCTTGGTTGAAAGAAGTAGGAAGTCAAAGTCTGCAATACGCTGTTGAGTGTCTACAAACTGCGTATGACAACTTTTTCCGCAAAGTCAAACAAAAGAACAAAGGCAAAAAAGGATTCCCAAGATTCAAGCGTAGACATGACAAACAATCATTCCGAGTCAAGCAAAACATCAAAATCAAAGACAAAAAGTTGATTTGTCCCAAGTTTTTGTCGGGCATCAACTTTGTACAAGATCGTGAATTTAATGGTGAAATTAAGTTTGCAACAATTAGCAAGAACAAAGTTGGTCAATACTTTGTTTCAATCACTGTTCAAAAAGAAATACTACCGTTGAAAGAATCGTCAGAGGTTATTGCGTTTGACCTCAATGTTAAAAATATAGTTGACAGCAACGGCAACAAAATACAAAATCCAAGACCAATGAAACAGTACGAACAACGAATGAAACTTTTGAGCAAAGGTGCTAGTCGTTGCGAAAAAGGAAGTAATGGCAGAAAGAAAGCCAACCGAAGGTTGGCTAAATTACACTTGAAGATAACAAACAAGCGTGAAGATTTTCTACATAAGTTAACTCACCGTATAATCAACGAAAACCAAGTGATATGCGTTGAAGACTTGAGTGTAGACTCCATGCTTAAAAAGGTTAGTTATGAAAAAAGAGAAGAAACAAGAAAACAAGAACGCAATAGGCATAAAGATATTGCTGATTGTGGGTTCCGCTCTTTTGTTGATAAACTGACCTACAAGGCAAAGTGGTATGGAAGACAATTAATTAAAGTTGACCGATATTTTCCGTCTAGCCAACTTTGTAATAATTGCTGTTTTCAAAACAAAGAACTAAAACCTACCGATAGAGAGTGGTTTTGTTATAACTGCTTTGAGAGTGTTGACCGTGACCACAACGCCGCCTTGAATATACTTGATGAAGGATTAAAATACAGAACGGTAGGAACTACCGAGTTAGCCGCTTGTCCTGATGTAAGACCCGCTATTAGTGGGCTATTGGTTGGAGCGGAAACCCACCCGTCTTTAGCGGGTGGGTAGTTCATACATTTTGTTTTCCTCCTAAGTTCAAACTATTTAGAAGTTCAACGATATATATTTCTATGATAAGTTTTGCCAATTGGATGGAAATCGCAATCAATCAAGAGATGCCAGAGTTCAAGAACTCAAAATATGGTCAAAGAGGTTTGTCAAAGATTGTTCCTCAAGAAGACTCATTCAACATAATTCCGGTCAAAATTAGTTATGGAACTTATAACGTCTTTAAAAAACACATTAACCCGAGATTTAGTCTGGCGAATAGACTTCTTGATCGTAGAGGTTCAAGTGTAGATTGGGTGACCATAAAGGCTTCTAATGAAGAAATAGCCAATCTCAAAGAACTAGCCGACTATATTATTGGTGTCGCAGGAGAAACAGACGATCCTAGAAAACAAGCAGAAATAAGAACTGCTCATGGGGCAATAAAGGATATCGAAAGCTCTATGGCCGGCACAAAAGGAGCATGATGTTCAAAATGCTTGTTTTTCTTATTGCTTTAGAACCTGTGTTTTTGACTCTTCAATTAGGCGCTATGTGTCTTTCAGCAGGAAAAATTTCTGAGTCTCTTCCTTTTTTGGCTTTGTCTTTGATGTCAATTAATTACTTAATTTCCGGAGCATCGGATACCATTTCCTACATAAAAAGTCGAATCAAATGATTTAGATTTTGTATATATTTGAACTAGATTATTCAAATGGTTGACAGACAAAAATACATGCCTAATTTTCTATTGATTTCATTATTTGTTTTTGCTATTCTTTTGTGTCTGCTTTCGGAGATTTTATGAGCGTTTCGGGTGTTAGAGTTATTCTTGAAAATGGCTCATCCGGCGTAATTGTGAGACGACTTAATGCAGAATCGTACGAGATATGGCTTGAAAGTGATGAAATAGTTATTTTGAGCCCGAAAGAATTTAAAGAGGTTGAAAAATGAGAACTTTTATTTTATTTCTATTTATGTGCTCTTGCGCTTTGGCTCAAGATAAAACAGGAATAGCAGTCGATCCTTCTGCCCAAAACATTGCTGCTTTGTTCACAATGACCAATGAAAATGGAAGGACCAAAAATCTTGAACTTATGGAAGAGGTTTTCAAAGATGGTTCTTTGGGTTTTGAAGTGGAAAAGCACCATAATGTTTCTTCTGCTTATATTTACAAAAAAATGACCGAGCTTGCCACGAAGTTAGAGAGCGGAGCAACTCTTCTTCTTTACTTCAATAGTCATGGTGGCGGTAGCGGAGACAGATTTGGCATGACGGCTCAAGGAGGAAGTTTTAAGTTTAGTAAAGGACTTGATGCGCTAAGTAAGTCCGGGAAACCGATACGAAGATTAATATTTCTTGTTGACACGTGTCATGCTGAAGGAAGTATTCAAGACAGTCTAAAACAAGATGGAGAGCTTCTCAGAAATATAAAAACAGCCACTCCAACTAATTTTCTTCCAGAACTTCCCTCTGTTTATTCGAGGAAAGAACTTCCTTTTGTATCGATATTTTTGAATTCTATTCCAGTGCAAGGTCAGCAATATGATCTAGCAATAGATTATGGCGAGGATTCTGGAGTCTACGATGAGATACTAATCATTAGTTCGAGTAGTGTCGAAGATCTTTCTATCAGAGGCGCCTTTGCCTACAGATTCAATATCGCTCTTAAATCGGCGAAGAATAATAGAAATACTACCGTGGGTGAGTTTCTGAAAAAATTTGCAGAAAGTCATGGACCATCGGGGCAGCAACCTCACTACAAATTGCTCCCTGACAAGTCCATGCTCGATGAACTTCTATTTGGTCCTTGGTTTGTTCAAACTATTCCCATCAGAGATCATTCAGGAAAAGGTCAGAAAGCCGACCCCAACTTCATTCCTCTGCCGAAAAAATGAAAATTAAAAAGATAACAGACAATATTGCTGCTCTGGTTATTCCTGATAATTACGAAAGAGCCATGCTTTTTTGTAGAGTCCAAGAGTTTTACGAGAGTCCGGGCTTGCAATTTAGAAATAAAAAATTTTGCATTTGGGACTATTTCCGTTGGTACTCAAAAAAAACAGGCTGCTTTTCATATCCTAAAGATTTTGTTGGATATAATTTACCTTTAATTGTAGCAAAAAAATGTTATGAAATAAATGACGTTCAGACTCCTTATGATCAAACCATGAAAGACGTTATTGATAGTCTTTGGGAAAACGGCAAAAGAATGTATTTGATTGGCGTTGATTCATTGTCGAACTCTGTTTTTGATCATGAACTCGCTCATGCATTCTACTACTGCGATCTGTCTTACAAGAACAAAATGGACAGTCTGACTAGGAAAATTTCTGCTACCTTTTTGAAGAGGTTTAAGAAGAATCTAAAAGAAATGGGATATTGCCCTTCTGTATTTAAAGATGAAGTGCAAGCATACATGTCGACAGAGTTAAATAAAAGAATACTAAAAGGCATACCCAATAAACGAGAATTGCACAAGAAATATAAAGAGGTTTTTAAAAAATACAGAAAATCTTCAAAACTTTAGTTTTTTCGGTTTTTAATCCAATCCGGGGTCGGACTTACCCTGCCGCTTTTGTCTACCTTGGACTCAATAGCCTTGATCTTTTCTCTAACCGATTTTAGTTCCTTCATAGCGTCGTAGTAGCCCTTCTTGTTTATACCAATCACCATGCCCATGGGGTCTACTCTGCCTTGCATGCTCATAAGGAGCAGTCTCTCGTCACGTTTTAGGCGATCCAGCTCTGGATTCAGAGACTCGCCTAGTCTAATTTCATCTGACAAATCTAAAGCATCTCCATTGTTGACCATTTTTAAGATTAACGAATACGCCTCGGAAGGACTCATGCGTCTTAGACGATCATGATAAAGAGCATCTACTACAAATTTTCTTTTTCTGCCATCTACGGCTCCCATGATAGTTCCATCTTTCAACCAAGCAGAAAAAACTACTCTCTCTGGGTTCGTGTTTTCAGAAGCAACTTCTTCAGCCTCTTCTTTTTCTGGCTCCATTTTTGACTTTATCGCCATTATGATATCTTTCGAAGCTTGTTGAATGTGCTTTCTTCTTGCTCGGATGTCGTCGCCTTTGGCTCTCCAAAGCGCAAGATAATTACTTGTGTCTTTGGTTTCAAATCCAAAATGATTCAAGACTATAAACGCTGTTGTTTCCGCATCGATTTCTTTTTCTTGACTAGTTGTTTTTACGTCTTTATTCTTCCAGTGTAAAATTTCATGCGCAACTTCGTGAACAAGAGTGCTAAAAAGGTTTATTCCTTTAAATGTATCATTAAGAGCCACCTTGCCACCGGCAGAATAGCCTCCCGTTTCGTCTGATAGCTTTTCATAATTTATATTAATACTGTTGTCTTTTGCCCAAGAAGTCAATGCATTTACTAGATTGGTTACTTCTTCAAGTTCTTCATTGCTGTCCTTGCTCCAGTCTTTTCTTGTAACCGGCTCAAATGGAGTGGGATGACCTGGAATTGGAACTGTGCTTGTCACATCGTAAACTCGACCCGTAGTAAAAAACATTCTTTCTTGCTGTTCTTTTTCTCCTGTGGTCTGGTTAAGAACTTCTTTCTTGCTTTTTCTTGGCATAAGTATCACGATAAATTTTTTCCAATCTGACACCCTTCTGCCAAATTTTTGCTCCCAAGTTTTTGCACCGGCTACGTGTCTGGCTTGACCTTTTGATTGTATCCAAATCAAAATTTGATTGTGTAGGCTGTAGTTATAGAATTTTGATGAAAAATCAAGAAAATTTCTTATGAAGTTTTGCTTTGCTGCTTCGTCTGTGGAATTGGCGACGCGCTCGATCATCTTTTCTATGCTGTCGATAAGATTTTGAGTGGTTGGATCGTCTGTAAAAACCTTATTTAAGTCTGACTGCATCTTTTCAAGAGTCTCGTCGGCAGGAGTTGGCTCCGATTTTTTAAATGGATCTTCAATTGCTACCGGGTCGGCGTCGTATCCACTCATATCGACACCAAGTGTTTTTAATTTTTCACGAAGGTCATCATTTACTCGAAGGGATGAAGTAGACCAAGTAGAAGTAGGTCTAAAGAAAGAAAATCCTAATTTCTTTAATTCTCCGGCTAATGGCGCGGTATTTCCGTATAAAACGAGAAAACTTTTGTTTGGATCCTTTGGGTTTGGATCTTTTCTAGTTCTTATAAGAGTTTCTTGTTCATTAAGAAAAAGCCAGTGTCGAAATTGCATGAAATATATATTGATTTTTTTTCAATAATTGCTAGATTATACATATGGAACAAACTACACAAGCGGAACAAAATACACAAGATTTGCCTCTTCTAGATCTGCCTAGAAAAGTAAAATTAGGTTATTCTATTTTTGGAAGGGCTGTTTTCGCCACAGAAGACATAAAAAACGGAGAATTAGTTGAACGTTGCCCAATGGAAATTCTTGCATTTAGAATGAATTATCATAAAGATCCTGTGGTCTGGTCTCATATGTTTACGAGCACATGTCCTTGCGAAGAGTGCAAGAGACATGGAGGTCATATACTTATGGTCATGGGATTTGCTCAGATGTATAATCATCAAGATGACCACTCAGCCGATATTAAATTTGATTTAAAAAATAAGATAGCAGATATAGTTGCTCGTCGAGATATTAAAAAGGGTGATGAGATATATCTAAATTATGGGCCAAAATACTTTAATAACAGAAAAAAAATCACTCTGAACGCGGATGGGTCTCCCTCTGAATCTGCTATGGTGGAAAGTGTAGAAGGCACTAAAGAAGTCACGTCTACATTTGATAGTTCAAAAGTATTCAAACCTCTCTAATCATTTTTTTGAGAGAAGTATTATGCAGGCGATTCCGCTGAAAAAACTTTCCAATATATATGCTTTTTCAGCGAACGCGTAGTAGATAATCTTATGAATAGATTTCTTCTCGTTATGGCCAGAATAATAGACTATAGAATAGGAAGAAACGATCAAGATAAGCCTGATCTTCCTATTCTCACCATGGAAGAGGCACTAGTTGCTTTTTTCTTTAGACTAATTATTGTTTTAGTAAATTTTATAACTTGCGGATTTGTTATAGCAAGCATTATTAGACATTGGTAATTTCTTTTCTGAGAACACACAGACACGTAGGCGCTTGTGCATTCTCAGAGTAATTCGAGCCGCTAGAGGGCATACCTGTTTCTCTCAATGGCTCCCATCCTTCTTGGGTGAGTTTTTCGAGTTGTTTTAGAGCCGAGCCATTTTCGTCAAGAATAAAAACAAAATACTTATATTCGTATCTCATGGTTTAAATTAGTGTGTATTGCAAATATATACCATCATGACAACTTTTTCCGAATGGCTTAAATTAAAAGAAGACGCAGCAGGAGGCGGTTCTGCGGGCGGTGGAGCAGGTGGAGCCGGAGGTGCTTCTGGCGGTTCTGCGGGCGGCGATGCAGGAGGCGCTCCATCAGCCGGAGGCGAATCTGGCGGGTCTACTGGAGGTGAATCGACCGGTGGAGATGCAGGCGATAGCGGAAACGATAACTCCGGAACCACGACAAAAGATGTTGCTAGAGTTCCTTTTCGTCTTGGAGGATGCGGATTTTGTTATCCAATGTGCTCTTGTGGAAATAAAAAGAAAAGAAAGAAAAAGAAGTCAAAGAGGAAAAAGAAGTGAAAAAAATTGGATTCTGTTTTACAGGAGAAGGAGCAAGAGGATCGATCCAAGCTGGCATAGCGTTGGGTCTCCACAAAGAAGGAATAGATGCAGACTTTACAATAGGCATATCCTCAGGTTCTATTTGCGCAGCATCATATTCTTATCTAGGTCCTCAAGGTCTAGCAGATATGTGGTCTAACGTATCAGGCATATTCGATGTGTTTGGATTTAATTGGGACTTTCCTTGGAGAAGTGGGATTTTAAATCAAAGACCTATGGAAAAAATAGTTAAAAGGTCTATGACAAATTCTCCAATTTGTGAAAGTGTTGTAGTTCGAATGAATATCGAAGACGGTAGGATGGAATATGTTTCAAACAAAGAAATAAGTTCAGATGAATTCGGAGAAGCGGTTTTAGGTGCTGTGGCTATTACTGCTCTCGTTGAAGATCGAAACGGATGGGTCGATGCAGGAAGTAGACAACTTGCTCCATTAGAACAGTGCATAGAAGCCGGTTGCAACAAAATCTATGTAATAATGGGAAGAAAATTTGACATAGATCAATGGGAACTTCCCTCAGGATTCATGAGATCAATAAAAATGGCTTACAGAGCACTTGATATTAGTCTTAATGAAATAATGATGCGAGATATAAATAAATGCCTAAAAAATGAAGGAGAGTTTGGGTATAAAGGAATAGATATACACTTAGTTGAACCTAATGAAACAATATTTCAAACCATAGAATTCAACAAATGCAAAAGTGGGGTTGAATATGGAATTGAAAACTACACAAAAAACGACAAAAGAGGACTGAGGAGACTACTCAAATGAAATTTAAAAAATGGTTAGTAGAGAGAAATCAGCGAGATGCAACAAAGATGCCGGAAAGGATGAGCAGCTTGGAACTTCACCAACGCGCAGTTTCTAAAGCGGCACATGGAATGCAACACGGAAAAGCAGGAACTATCGAAACCAAGAAAAGAAAAGGATCTAGAGCAGAGTCTAAAAGAAGCGCAATTAACAGATCTTATGACGGAGAGTGACTAGAAATGTCTCCAACTCACTAATATATAACTTGAGGCACTAAGAGGATATAAAATGGCTTTTTTTCAGAATGTTTTTGACCAAGAATACCAGGGATACCTGCTTTTGAGCGACAGAAAGCTCATACCAACTTTTAAAGTTGCTCCTAATAGGAATCTCCAGAGTCAGCAGGTTGCTTGGAATCCTGGTCCGTATGATTTTTCCTCAACAAATCTACTTGTTTTGAATTTTTGTTGGGATAAAGAATTCAAAAATTGGGCTTCTCTATCGATAGATGTTGCAGGATCAAATGCTTCATCGACTAAGCCAGCAGAAGCAGCCTCAATTTTAAATGCCGATCCTACTTTTTCCAACATGTTTGTAGCATCAGTGACTTCGGTAAATGGCGGCGAAACAGTTTCTATTGCGTCTAATCCAAAAAGAAAGCAAAATGTAAGGTTTTATTTTAGCAATTCCGGAGCAGAAACAAAATTACGATTCAATAAAATGGCTGGCGTTGCTGAACTTCCAGAGTATTTCTCAAGACATACTATATCCAATAGAAATAATTATGAAGATTCAGCCGGAATGCTCATAAAATTAGACACATCCGATGCGGTCGATCAAAATATTATCGAAGAGGCAGGTTTCGTTGTTGCAGAAATGCAGGCTGATTGGCAACTCTTAAGGGGTCGTGCCTCAGGACTTTTCACTTTTCAAAAATTGACTGTTGACTCCAGTGATAGAATTACTGAGATCATTGAGTACCCTGCCGGGTCTGTAGTAGGTGATTTTGCGAGAAAAATAAGTTATGTGTACTCCGGCGCAAAAACCAATCCGAGTCAGATAACTGAGGTGCCGTATGTTTTGGCTAGTGGCGACCTTGTTACTCCCTAATTTGAAATTGTATTTTTCTAACTAATTTAGATTGAATGCAATACTTTGTAAGCGCCGAAAATTCTAGTTACTTTTATTGGCAGTTGGAGTTGTTAATAGAAAGTTTTCTTATGCATGGGCTTGAAGATAAGCTCGTCATAGGACTTGCAGAAAATAACAATCCAAAAATCAGAGGCTTCTCATCAAATCTTGTTAATTACGGAACAAAATTCATTCATGAGAACGAAGGAGAAAAGGCAGAATATCTTCCAATTAATCGTGTCGAATCAATAAGACACGCTTTGGCTTATGGAATTTTAAAATACCCGTTTGTGCTTATCCATGCAGATATGATTCTTAAAAATCCTATATCTTTAGATGGAGAAGAAGATTTTGGAATTATTGTAAATAATTTGGAAGAGTTAGAGAGTGACCAAAATTCAATCAAAAATGCACTCGAACCATTTTTAGACAAACTAGCAGACGAAAGATCAGTAGAAAAGAAAAATTTGCCCATTCTTCCTTTGTTTTCATTCCCTATTGTTTTTAATGAACCATCTGAATTTGTTTCAGATGTGTTTTTCTCAAAACTACAGATGAATATGATCGAAATCTTAAAAGAAAAAGGAAGTAAGTTTCCTTGTGAAAGAGCCGCATTGGAACTTACACTGATTGAGACTTTTCAACATTGTTCTATAAAAGGAAAATTCCTGTCCGCCTCTATGATGTCTGACATTAACGAAATGAATTTCATTCACTACAAAACAGGCGTCCCACCTGTTTTTCACAAGAAGTTTTTCAAGTTTGATCAAGGCGCTTATCATGGTGATGGTCCATATGAAGTGCTTATGGATCACAACCCAACAATCAATACAAACTACGTTCAAAGCGTAATCAAATCATACAAGAAAAGAAACGGTTAAGCGGCTTCGTGGTCGTCAAACATCTGCTTTAATTTCTTTTTATTAATATCCTTAATAACCGATCCTCGAAAATGAGCCGGAACATCCGCTAGATTTTGTAGTCTGATCTCCGGGTGTACTTCTTGTGTTGGTTTTCCTTGATCGTCTTTTGCAAACCAACTCACAAGTTTTGTTGGATCAGGGGTGAAGTCCGCAAATCTTCTAACTTTTTTAGACCAATTAGGACGAGGGCTTCGCACTTGATTTCCATCGACAATATCGAAAAGTTCTACCCATTTTTTAATCTGATCTTTGGTAATGCCCAGTATTTTCTTCTTGCTTAAAAAATCATCAAGATTGTTGGCGTCAAATTCTTTTAGTTGAAGAAGATAAGAGATTATTCCTCTTTCTTGATTAGACCAGCCAGTGTTTAATTCTTGCTCTCCTGATTTTCTGACGGGAGAAAGAACCTGATTTACTTGTTCAATTGAATTGTCTTGTAGAATCCATGAGAGAGCAAGAAACTTATCTTTTTTGTCTCGCAGTTGATTTGGAACATTCACATTAATTGAAACTCCCGGAAGGACTTTGCGAATAAGACCGGTTTTAAAGTACAATTCAACATATTTTTTAGGATCTATTTCTGGGTCGTCTAGACCTTTTAGAAATTCTTCGCGAACTCTTTCTAAAGCCACACCTTCTAGGTCAAGAAATTTTGGCAAGGCTTTGACAATATCCGGATCTATTGGAGAGTTCTTTCCGAATTTACAATGAAACCTTATTGCTCTCATTACGCGAAGTTTATCTTCATTAAATCTTTCTTCTGCTTTTCCAACTGTCCTCACTTTGTTATTATTTATATCGTGATAGCCTTGTTTTGTAGGATCATAAAGTTTGCTATTTTCGCCATCCACTTTATTAAGTTCAATATACATTGCGTTGATAGTCAAATCTCGTCTTGCTGCATCTTCATGAGGATTATCAACAAAATCTACCTCGGACTGACCATCGACAGTTTTCGCATCTTTTCTAAATGTGGCTATATCAAATTCTTCGCCATTAACAACTGCTCCTATAACGAACGGCTTACTTTCTTGGCTTGCGTCTCTACCCTTTAGGTACCAAATCTTCTTATCTTCGTCTTCAGCAACTTCCGGGGTGAAGCCAAGACTCATTCCTTTGATCTTAGATCCATCTTTTCCAATCTTTCCGGATCTATCGTAATCTGCTTTCCCTTCTGCTCCTGCTGGAACCTTAAATCCTGCGTTGTGTAATATTAAAGCAATTTGTTCGGGCGTTGCATTCGTGGCCAAATCCATGTCCTTAGGTTGTTTTCCGCGAAGAAAATCACGAACTGGGCCACCTACTAGGAAAAGAGATTTCTTGGGAAGTGTGACTTTTGAAGACACATCATTTGTCAATTGTATATTTCCACTATCCAAAAAAGCTTGTATTATAGGACGCATATTACTCGGTGGCACAAAGCCTTTTTCGAGTTTGACATACTCCTTCTTCCAGTCTTTTTTTTCAGACTCAACAATTACATTTGCTTTTTCAGAAACAAATTCTTTAAATGATTTCATTGAAAATCTCCATCCTTTAATCTGTCGGGAACTTTTGTTTTTGGCTTAAAAGAATAAACACATATAAGGTTTCCACTTTCCTCTTCTTCTATTTTTTTTTCAGCTTTTCTAAGATCATACTTGCTATCGAGTCCTTTCTGGGTCATATCATTTACGATCATGATGAGTATCAGAGCTCTTGTGAAACTCTTTGCCCATTCTGTTTCTTCGATATTCTTTGCACTTGGACTGAGGAATTTCCCAGGAGTCGCAGGATCGTCTCCCAATTTTTTAACCCTAGGGTCGTTAGCGGGATCAGGCACAAATGGAAGAACCTTAGAAAACATATTTTCACTATAATTATTAGAATTAAATATCCTTACCATCTTTCCGGAACTATCTTTATAAAGCGGCTTTTGGAGCGGTAGTGTCCCGTGCATTACCATTTCTTTATTTAAGTCGGGAAATTTAACAAGGTTGCCAGGAGGCGTGAATACTCTGCCTGACTTAGTTAGTTCATTTCCAATTCCAGATCCGACACCAGCGATTACTGACGATACTGCTTTGTTGTCGAATCCCTTAGATATCGGAAGTTGCGTACTTGAATGACCATATTGTGCTGCTAGACCGTACAGAGCGCTTCTGTCGACGTTGGAAATATTTGATGGTCTTACCTTTGTCGCCGACGCTTCTTCTATTTTGTCTAGCCATTGTTTGAATTTCATAATGGTGCTTGTAATCCTAAATGAGTGAGAAGCCATGCTGCCATGGCAACCCAAATGAGTTGTACTGAAAAGTCGATTAATCTTCTCCAATTTTGGGAATTTTGATCCCGCTGTTTTTTTAGTTCTTGTAATTCTGCCTTGAGTTTATGTTTAAGTTCTTTAAGTTCTTTCACTTCTCTTTCTACTTCTGTCGTTCTTTTAGAAAGACTCTTAAATTTGTCTAGAATTTCCGAATAATTGGTCTCTTCGTCCATAATCGATCCTCTACAATTTAAGACTATCGATATATATAGTTTGTATGAATAAAGAACTAGCCGAAGAGGTTGTTGAAACTTCCTTGAATGAAGTGGAAAAGCCACAGCCTCAGGATCTATCAATTGTGAGCGACGAGTCTCTCCTTGGGGTTTACGGGGAAATAATGAATAACCTACGGGATGACAGAAGCCAGGTTTCGGCTCTAGTAGACACATTTTCAAATATGGTGTTAAACGATGGAGATTCGTCTACCGCAAGCAAGGAGGCGCTTGTCAATCTGCTGAAAACAAAAATCGATGCGACAGATAAAATGGCTAAAATAGCTGATCTTATGACTAGAATAAAACTAAGACAGCCCGATACATTTCAGCCTTGGATGGGGAAAGGCAAAGAAAAAGGTCCGACAATTAACATATACGACTCCAGCGGAGTGAATAGAAAATCACTAATGGAGAAGATACAGAAGGAAAAAAAGAATGAATCACAATCTTGAATTCTGGCTCGAAGAGGAAATGCCTCCACAAGAACCACAAGTTACTAATCAAGTTTCTGCTACAGACGCTCCAGAAGCACAGCCCGAGGCTTCAGAGGATCAGGCTCCAGAACAACAGCCAGAAGAAGATGTTTCCGAGGACCCACAAACTCCTGACATGCCGGAAGAATCAGAAGAGCAAGATTTTGAAGTATGGAAGAGCAATTATTTCAAAGAAAGTATCAAAGGAGATCCTCAAAAACTCATGGACATGATATCTCCCATGAGAGAGAAAGAAGACCTTCAGCCATATCAAAGAAAATTTGTAGAAGACAATTGGAATGTGCAACTCCTTCGCATGAATGCAAACATCTCAGACGCTTCAAAACAAATTAGAAAAAGCATTAAAGACCAACTTGATAAAAACAATCCAGCAACGAGCGTTGTTAATCACATATTTAATTCACTTGAATCGTCACCGGTTCTTGGCGAGGTGTTCGTTAGAATGATGGGTTATAGCGGAAACAAAGGAGAACTCCACAGAAAGTTTATCGCTGCACTTACAGGATCAGTACAAGTTAGCAGTAGTCCAGATAAAGAAAACATCATATTTAACGAAAGAGAATACTCGATAAAAATGTCGACAAGGCTCAATTCAGAATGGGGAGAAGTTGCCTTGGGAAGTTGGAGTCTGCGTGAAGATGATCCCGAAAGATATCTCTCAGAGCCCGAACTTAAGAGACTATCTGAAGGAAGCCCAGAAGAGCGAGATGTTTTAAGAAGAAGAATTGTTGTCGAGTCCATAGCAAAACACTTCGAAGAACAGGCTTTTATTATCAATGTGGTTGACGAGAACGGAACAGTTTATCACATGGGCTGGGACATATCTAATGCGCTTCGAGGTGCATACACGGAAGGAAAGATTTCAGTAAAAACAGTGAAATCAGAAAATTCAGAAGCACTCATAAGCGACGATGGTCAGATTGTTCCAATGGTGGATCTTAAAATTTATTTTGTAAAAGAGACGGGCGGACAAGATGAATACGGAAATCCAGAGAAAGAAGAAATAGAATTCATGGAAAAAAGAAATGGCATGTTATTTTTAACTGCCGGTTTATCTACTGTAAAGGACGCGTCCGAGACCATGCAAGGAACTGAGTTCAAAGAAGCTCCCTATCCGGGAAACCCAAGCGATCTCAAAGTTCTAAAGAGGTGCGTTTACAGTGCTCACGACATGTTAATGAGGCAATGTTAGGAGATTAAAATGAAATTCTCAAGTTTTTTAGACAAAAAGAAAAAGCAGACAGTCAATGAACTCAAAATAATAAAAGATGTTCTTTCTCAAGGAGATATAAAAGTCGAGGATTTCACAGAAGAAGAAACACCTTATTTATTTGTAAATTCTACTGAAGAAAGTCTGGATTTTGATGGAGTGAGAGTCTATAAAGTTGGATCAAATATGGCATATAGGATACAAAGAGAAAAAAAAACTGAGCCTTATGGGGCGGCATATCCTTTAAATTTAGAAAACATGTTCGGTGATTTGATCTCAGATATGTCAGAAGAAAAAGCCGCAGAAGATATCAAAAAAGCCGTTATTGAGGAGTTCAAGATATTCTTTAAGAGAAGTTCCGAGGCACAGGACGAAATTAATTCCGGCATTATAGACGATAGTGGTAGGAAACTAGTTAGTTCTGGTTTTGGCGACATAAGTAACTCCATGTCGAATTAACAAGCAATTGTTCGAATTTTCGCCCAAAAATACCTATATATTAGGTCCTACTCCCTCCTTTTTTTGGTCGAATTAATCGCATGGTATTTGTACCCCCCAGAGCAGACATATTACAACAATTTTTTAGTCCTGTTGGCGCAGATGCTTTGTCTAGTCCCGATCAAAGAATGTCGCAAAAATTCGGCATTCGCAGAGGAAGTCTCGTAAGTTTCAACTACGCATTCTGGAGGAATGATCCTTATCCTCTTGTGATTGTCGTAGATAATGAACTTTCTGGAGATAAAATGTCGGGCATAAACCTGCACAGATTGACGTTTTCATCGATCCGAGAACTTATTCAAAGAACATATCAGATGGGTTTTTCGTATGGATCCGTCTCTGATAATGTTAGTTTTAGAGGAGCATACAGATCATATAAAAGAACAGGGATAAGACAAGTCAAAGTATTTGATAGTAAATTTCTTTTGCGCGTCATATCAATGGTTAAATCTTACGACCCGGCAGAAGTTCAAATAATTAGAAGACAAGTTCAAGAACAAATAAGACAACAAATTAACCCAAAAGCTAATGATATAGCTAATTTAAATCAAACAGATAATACTGGAGAGTAATGGCAGAGATTCCCGATCCTTTTGGACGGTTAGGAAATTTTTTAAACGCAGAATTCGAGACGCTATCAAACTCATTAAAATCTGCTGTGGGGGCTGCTGTAAAGTTTGTGTCAGACCAGTCTAAAACTTCTGCTTCTTCGTCTGCGGATCTCGGCAAGAATTACGACGATCTTCGTAAGGCTCTTCAAGAACTCGGCGATGATATTGAAGATAATTTGAAATCTAATAAAACACTTGTTGATGAAATAGGGAAATTAGCAGAGAGCGTAGAAAAAAGAAAAGAAGGCTTGGGCAAAGGAACAGTAAAAGACGAATCTTCAAGTATTCAAAGAGAACAGTTGAATGTTCTCAACATGATACTTAAAAATCAACAAAAGGCGATTGCGGAAAAGGTCGCAAAGTTTTCACCCGGTGTCGCGGGATCGCCAAAAAAAGGTAAAGCATCGCTCGAAAGCATTGGCTTTAAACCAAGAGGAACAGATACGGTTCCTGCCATGCTTTCTCCAGGAGAAATTATAGTCAATAGGCGAGGAGCACAAAGAAATAGAGGAGTCTTAGATAGAATAAACAAAGGATATAGACTCGGAGGAGAAGTTAAACCTGTGTATCTGGAGAAGGGAAGTGATCCTGCCGCCGGAAAAGCAACAGGCGCCACCGTGATAGACGGAGCAGGAAGTGCGAAGGTAACAGTTCAAATTACGGCAGAAAATTTAACTCCTTCTGAGCAAAAGAAATTTGAAAATATAGGCGCACAAATCAGCGCCCATGTAGAAGAAGGCCTTAAAGGAGGAAGTAGACGAGCGGTTGCTGCTTATGCTACGGGCCTTGGCACTGCATTACTTGGTGGTCAGGCAGATTTTATGCAGACCTTGTTTGGTGGCGGTGTAACCGATGCCGTTAACTTCAGAAAAGAAATGCGTGAAATCGCGTTCCAAACACAAGGCATAACGGGCGATTTCAGGGAGATGCAGGCAAGTTTCTCCAATCTTGGAACGAACATCGTGAGTGAAACCGGAAAGAGCGTAGATGTTCTTCAACGTGTTTATATGGCGAATCTTAAAAAAGGATTCAAGGACCAAAAAGCAGGCTTAAAAGTAATGAAGTCTGGTCTATTCCTTTCGACAATGATCGGGTCGGAAGCAGAGCAAACTGCTAATCTTTTTGGAGATTGGCACCGATCTCTTGGAATGAGTTCGAATGAGATGGAAAAGATGGCTCGAGACATGAGAAGAGTAGCCATAAGCACAGGTGTGACAGGAGACGACCTACTTGATGCAATGAAATCTTCCGAAGGGATTCTCAAAAACATGAGAAACCAAGGGAACCTTACTTCGGACGCGACAAAATCGATAGTGACAATGATGGCAGAAGCTAAGAAAACAGGATTCGAAGAAGTCACATCTAAGGTTGTTGGAGCAATGTCAAGTTCTACTTCTATGCACAATGCAGACTCGGCAACTCGAGGTTTAATTTATACTGTTGCGAATCAGATGGGAGGCGAAGCAACGAATCAAGTTCAACAAGGAACATTTCTAAATGATAAATCTAACCTCGCCGGATTTTCCAAGGGATTAATGGATATGGTTGGGCGGCTTTCAGATGGAGCCGTCCAATCTATTGAAGACTTTGATAAGTTATCTGACAAAGAGAGATTTCTTCTTTCGATGCGTCTTAAAAATTATGGTCTTGAGATTGGTGAAGCAAAGTCACTTATTGAACAAACTAAAAAAGCCGGGATGGGGCTCAAAGAAAACCTTGCAGAACTTGACAAGTTAGGATCGAAAAAATTTGCAACAGAAGAAGAAAAGAAATTAGTAGAAAAACAAAAAGATCAACTTGTCGCTGGCGCCGCGGCCGATTATCTCTCTGCAATAAGAGAAAAATCTTCGGGAGATGAATCACTTTCAGAAGTAATGAGCAAAATGGCTTCTGATCCCAAGAGTGCAGCTACAAATAAAGATTTCGCAGGCATGGCAGGGGCCTTGACTCCCGACATAAAGAAAAAGTTTGGCATTAGCGGAACAGAAGAGCAAATGGCTAAACAAATGGAAAATTTAAATAATTTAGATAAAGCAAAAGTTAGTGCTCTTGTTCAAAATCAAAGTTTAATGAAGGCTGCCAAGGAACAAGGAAAGCCCGTAAAGGATTTGACTTCAGAAATCATGGCAATGAGCGACAATGATAGTTTTAATAAAGTCTCAGACGCTATGGGGGCGTATAGCAAAGAACTAGCCGTTGCCGAGGCGAATGCAGTAGATCCTCAGAAAGAACTTGTTCTCACTTTGAATCAACTCAATGAAACAATAAGGGGATACACATCTTCACTTGTTGGCGGAATAATGGATGCGATTGGCGGATTTGGTCTTCTATTGGTGCAAATAGGAATCCAAACTGCCATGTTGGGGGCTTTGTTTGGTCGAGATATTTTCACTATGTTTAGTGGCATTAGTACGATGTTCAGTGGTGTTGGGAAGCGTTTCGGCTCAATTGGATCTAAGATTGACAATTTTGCTAAAACAATGTCGCCTTCAGATGGAATATTTAATAAATTTTTCAAAACTTATAGTCAATCAAAAAATCCATCAAGAATGATGGATATAGCAGAATATAGAAAATTTAGAAAACAAGGATTGTCTCCAATTGATGCTAAAAAATCGGTAGAAAAAATGGGAGGTTTTTCAAAAGGTAAGGGCGTATTTGGATCGCTATTAGACGCAACAGACGAACTTGGCGACACTTTAAAAGAAAAAATTGTGAAAGGGGTAGATGATTTTGGAAAGAAGGGAAGCAAGGTTTTTAACAGACTTGGAACACGCATTAACTTGTTTGGAACACAAGTAAAGGATTCTTTTTCAGGCGCAGTTGGTGCGTTTAAAAACGCAAGAACACCGTCAACGGCATCGAGAATGATGGATATAGCGGAATTTAGAAAGTTCAGAAAACAAGGAATGTCAGCAATCGATGCTAAAAAAGCAGTAGAAAAAATGGGCGGTTTCTCTAAAGGAAAAGGAATATTCTCTTCTCTAAAGGACGCAGGAGATGAGTTTATCAAAGGCATGACAGGCAAAGCGAATAAAGTTTCTGACCTTTTAGATACCATAGCAAATACAAAAACAGTTAAATCAGTAAAAAGTGCATTAGAGGTATTTAAAACTGCGCGAAAAGGAACTTTGGGCACAGGAGCATTCGGCAGGTCAGGAGTGGCATCTAAAGGAATATTCTCATCTCTGACGGATGCGGGAGATGAGTTCATTAAAGGAATGACAGGCAAAGCAAATAAACTTTCTGGCGTTGTGAGTGCGACCAAGGGAAAATTCGATTTGTTATCTAATTCTTTTAAGAAAGGAAAGAAAGCCTTCGGTGTCATGAGGTCCGGCAACAAAAACATATTCTCCTCGTTTGCGGTAGGTTTTGATCAGTTCTCCAAAAATCTGACCGGTGGCATAAAGCCTTTTGAAAAGATGAGTTCTGTATTCTCATCATTCATCGGAAAAATAAAGAATTTCAAATTGAGCAGTCTGAAATCTTTGCCTGGTATGCTTTTCAGGGGCGTTAAGACTTTGGTTAGCGGCGGCGTCGGAGGAATATTCAAAGGCATAGGAACTGCTCTAAAGGGTGGAAGTAAACTTGTTTCTGGAGGTTTGAGAGCAGCTTTGTTGGGCGGAACTATGGGAACCGCTCAGTTAATCTTTAGTGCTATAGACATGGTTTTCGGGGCTGTGACTGGCTTTCAGAACACAGGCAAGAACTTCGAGGGGGTCATGAAGGCAATGGGCAAGTCAACAAAGGACTTGACATGGGGAATGTACGCTTCATCTACGATTGCGGGAGGTTTAGTTGGCATACTCGACGGTCTTACATTTGGAATGTTAAGACTCACAGGCGTTGCTGACTTCTTGGAGCAAACGCTTTCGTTTGTGTTCTATGGATTCTTCAGCGTAATAGAAGGATTTATAAGTGGAATAATGGTTGCTGTGGATATGGTTAGACCGGCACTCAAGGGTCTTTATGAGTCTTTCGCTGGGCTTGGTACTGCCTTGCTTGGTTTATTCAATTCCTTCACATCAATTTTTGGAATGGGAGAGGCAAAGAATGCAAGCGAAGCTTTTGCGACATTGTACAGTATTCTTAAGCCCATAGGTAAATTATTAGGTATGATTATAGGCGTTCCCTTAGGAGCTGTTTTATGGACTCTTGTCAAAGTGTTGGGGTTAGTTGTTAATTCTATTACATTTACAATCAACTTATTTACGACTCTTGTAAACGCCATTGTAGCTCCTTTTAAGTGGCTATTTAATATTCTTGTTGGCAACTCAATTATCCCCGATCTTTGTGTGGCTATAGTCGGATTCTTTGGAAATATGGCATTAAATGTAGTCAAATCAATTGGAAAGATGGCGTGGAATGTGGTCAAAACAGTTGCTAGTTTGCCTGTAAAAGCAGTCAAATTTGTTGCTAGTTTGCCAGGAACTGTGTTCAAGGGACTTCAGAATGCATTCTTCAAAGCGCCAAAGAAAGTTTTTGAGAAAATATTTAAGCACATAAACACTAAGACTTTAAGATCAGGTCTGGGTGTTATTTCGGAAAAATTTGGCGGCTTCTTCAATTTGTTTAAGAGTAATCTTTCAGGACTAACAAAGTTCTTTAAGAATAGTTGGTATGATTTCCTAAATGCATCAACAGGGGGTTTGTTTGGAAAACTTGTTGATACAATTAAGAATAGTAAGATGTACAAGGCTGTTAATGACTTCCTTATTAAACCCATAATAAACGGTTTATCTTGGATTGGACAGAAGGTAGGAAGTGTTTTCAAGAATGCTTTTGATTGGATAAAGAATAAGGCTGGGAGCCTGGTGTCTGGAGCCAAGGTCGCTGCTGAGGCGGCTAGTAAAGTTGCACAAAATGTTGCTTCAAAGGTGGCAGAAAAGACAGGCTTAAAAGCAGCGATGGAGTCTGCTAAAGCAGCAAGGTTCGCAGAGTTTAAGAGACTGAGAGCAACAGGTTTGTCGGCTGAGGCTGCAAAAGCAAAGATGGGTAAAACAGCAGTAGGTTCTGCTAAAGACCTTGCTTCGAAGGCGACTAATTCAGTAAAGAACTTGGCTAAAGACAGCATGACAAAAGCAGCTGGCGTTGCTTCAAAGGTAGCGGAAAAGACGGGTGTAAAAGCGGTGATGGAATCGTCTAAAGCAGCAAGATTCGCAGAGTTTAAGAAACTGAGAGCGACAGGTTTGTCGGCCGAGGCTGCAAAAGCAAAGATGGCTAAGGCTACACCTGTTAAGGACGTCGCCTCAAAAGCAACAAATGCATTAAAAAGCATAGCCAAGGATGGCATGGCAAAAGCAACTGGTGTTGCCTCAAAGGTAGCAGAAAAGACAGGCTTAAAAGCAGCGATGGAATCGTCTAAAGCAGCAAGATTCGCAGAGTTTAAGAAACTGAGAGCGACAGGTTTGTCTGCTGAAGCTGCAAAAGCAAAGATGGGCTCTCGTACATTTGGTGTCGCAAAAGAACTTGCAAATAAGGGAATGGCGAAGGCTACCGAAATGGCACCTAAAACTACAGGTTTATTGAAGACCGGAGCTTCTAAAGTAACAGATTTTGCAAAGGGCGTGGTAGGAAAGGGAGGCGTAAAAACAGCAACAGCAGCTGCTGGTGCTGTCGATGATGCAGCCAAGGCTGCGGGACCTGCTCTGGGCTTCCTTGGAAAAAGTTCAAAATTAATCGGAGGTCTGGCCAAAAAACTTCCGGTTGTTGGTCCATTATTAGATTTTGGAATAAGAAAAGTTAGTGGAGAAAGTACAGGAAAAGCACTTACTGGAACTGCTGCTGGGGCTGCTGGGGGTCTCGGCGGGGCTGCATTAGGAGCCACTATAGGTACACTTATATTCCCAGGCGTGGGCACAGCTATAGGAGGTTTGTTAGGCGGCGTGCTAGGTGGAGTTGGTGCAGGAATGGCTTCAGACGCAGTTTATGACAAGGTTGTAGGAACACCAGGATCTTCAGCAAACAAAGCTGCCGAAAAAGCCAGTGCGAAAATGGAATCAAACACGGCTGCGGTAGCAACTCCAGTTGGACAGCACGCCATACCTGTAGTTCATCCAGAACAAAACGATCAAATAAACAACGTTCAGCCAACACACTTAAATGATATTTCAGAAAGCATATTGCGTGATCGTGCAGGGAGTTCTGGTCAGACTGGCAGGTTGCAAAGCGATGAACTATCGAGAATCGAAGAGGCATCCGTAAGGCAGGTTGAGGAACTCGAACAGATAAAACAGGGAATAACAGAAATGGTGACTCTGTTAAAGCCTAAGGGCGTCAGAGTGGGAGGCACAGATGAAATGGGAGCGGGAAGAACCAAAGATCCAAGAAGACCATTGCACGCAGCTAAATTTGGGAAAATGAAATATGGCAAGGCTGGCGGTAATGCAAATAGAAGTTTTGTTAACGACGGAGAGTCATAATGCCAGCAGCAACAATTATAGGCGGTTCATTAGTTCCAATTAGAAAATGTTATATAATTATACCAACTGATAACGGTCCTTTTAGAGTAATAATAAATAATCTTCCTGAAATAACCGATTCGAAGACGGCTTCTTACAATGATGAGACTGTTATTGGTCGAGCCTCTCCTCTAAAAACATACTCGCAATCAGACAACAGAACGCTTTCAGTTCAATTGCATATGATTGTTTCGTCTCCGGAAGATGTTAATTATAACTTAGAAGCTCTTAGAGCCATACAAAGCGCCACCTATCCTCGAGAATCTGCTAACGGAGCTCCATTTGTTCCGCCTCCTATTTGTAGAATTAAATGTGGGAGTCTATTATCTGCTCAAGAAGAATTGTGTGTTATTTTAAAACAATACTCTGTTAAATTTCCTACAGAAGTGGCTTGGGACGAATCCAATTTTGTACCATTTAAATTTGATATAGATACTAATTGGGACGTTGTCTACAAGAGTGCCGACTTGCCGGGTCAAAACAGAATATTGAACTTAGGAAAATAAAATGGCTAATAAAATAGAGTTTACAGATTTGCAAGCAAATGATTTTGTAACAAGAGTAAGCAGATATTCCTCTAGCAGAGTAATTTACTATTCTGATGAGAGGATAATAACATTCGAAACCTATAAAAAACAAAAATTTTCTCCTTCTCCAAATGATCAAGTGGCAGTAATACCTTCAGGCATGGAATACAGACCAGACCTTGTTTCAAAAGAAAAATATGGAATTCCTGATTTTTGGTGGAAGATCATGGAGGCGAATAATATTAGTGACATACTAGAATTCAAAGCAGGCAAAACAATAATTTTGCCGGAGAATATTTATGTATAATTGTTTGGCGGGTTGTGCCGCTGAATATAAATGTGGACCACTTATGTTGCCAGGTCCCGCTGGGCAACAAGCCGAGAGCTTTGCTCCTTGGGTTTGGGTTCAATTTGGAGAGGGTGCAGGAGAAAATGACAAAATAACAGTTGGCAACGACTCTTACAAAGCCAATCCAAATACGGCCATTATAAAATCTTTTGAAGTTGGATTTATTGACACTCCTAAAACGATTATAGAAATAGTAGACGAGGCAGGCGGACGAATGGGAGCTCTTATCGATTCAATAAGAAAGTGTGCCACGTCAGCAGGAGAAGGAACGAAAATAAAATGTCAGTTTGGATGGGTGTATGCCACATGCGACGGAACAAAACAAGTAATACCTTCTCCATTGTTTAAATCGCAAATTATGCAAACAGAGGTTAGTTATAGCGAAGGTAAAATAAAATACATGATAACGGGAGAGGCGTTGGTTCCTGTTTTTGAAGGAATGAGAGAAGACAATGTAAAAGGCGAGGATGACAAACAAATAACAATCGAAGAAGCAATAAATAATCTTTGTAATTTACCCCCCGCAATCAGAGTAAGATATTGTGAAATCACAAATGATGGAAAATTAAAAGATGTAAAATTTAAATGGAAAAACTTTAAAGAAGGCGGACCAAAAGGAACATGGCAGGGCGACAATATGAACAGACAATCTGTCATAACAAAATGGCTCGAGCCTTTTCGACTAGACGACGGATCAGCTTGGGGAAAAGGAATAATTCCTTTTATGAATCCACAAGAATATGATGAATTAATTTTGCTAAAAGATCCGACACTAAATCCTGAAGAAGCCAAAGAGTGCACAGAAAGAAGTTTAGGGACATTTATTGTTAATGGAGGAAAATGCAGTACAGTTATTGAGTTTACTCCGACATTCAATTGGATTAAAGGTCAGGCTAACTTCAGTGCGGGTGGCGGAACTTCAGGGGCCGCAAATACCGGAAGCAACTTTCAAGAAGATAAAAAAGTTAATCAACAAGAAAAAGATCACGGACCCACAGCAGGTCTTCAACAACAGGTAACAATCACACAACAAGCTTGGAATGCATATGGACCAAAAAACGCATATCAAGAAACTATGAGATCTCAACAGGCGCATTCAAAAGCCCATAGATTAACTGATGTTGCTGTTCAAGAAATAATAGCAGATTTGAAAATTTTAGGTGATCCTCGTGAGCCATTCTGTTCTATACAAGCGGGAAGAATAGTTTCGATTGTGGCAATAAATCCATTTCACATACAGGGCGGATCTAACAAGGGATGTGGAGATTGGCTCGCCATACCGGGTTGCAATCAGATATTAAGTAATAAAGCGTGGCTAGTTGTTGGAGTAAATCACTCTATAAAAGAAGGCTCGTACACTACTACTTTAAAAGTACAGTTAAATGCTCCTGGACAAGAACAGGGTTCGAAGGAACCTCTCGGTGGGTCCGGAAGCGGAGGAAAAACAGTAAAGAATACTTGCTAAAATGGCAGATAATACAACAAGAAATTTTGGCGCTGCTTCTATTCCTGAGGCAATGCAGATTTTAGATCAGAGACTTGCCCATGTAGAGGAAAGATTCTCCGAGATGGGGTACGGAGTTAAAGCACTAATGACCAGCGAAATTAAAAATAGCTGGAAGACTCCCGCTCAGCAAGAAACCATTTATGGAATGCACACGGCTATAGTTATAGAAACTATAGATCCTTGGAAGCAAGGTAGAGTAAGGTATTTTAGCCCTTTACAGCACATGAAAGAAGCCCCTGTAAAGTCGCTACCTTGGGCATATCCCATATCGAGTCAAGGTGGGTTTGATGACTGTGGCTGTACTTGGGTTCCTCCTGCTGGATCAAAATTATGCTTGATATTTGAAGCAGGAAACAGACAGTGGCCATATTATATTGGCACAACTTGGGACAGAGATCGCACTCCAGGATGGAATTATCCGGTTCCCGAGTATGAGAAGATACATCGTGGTCACCGAGGTGGATATATGGTCGGACCTGATGAGACTCAAGTCTACCCTCCATGGAATACAGAAAATTATAATGGTTATGACATCGATTCAATTGACGACTTCGAGAATGATCCAGAGGCTAAGGATAAGATAACTTATCCCAATATTTATGGATGGAAAACGCCACAAAAGCACATGATCAAGATGGTCGACGGGAATTACAAATGCAATTTCAGATGGCAACGTCTAGAAATTAAGAGTTCTCAAGGCAATCATCTAATATTTAAAGATGATCGCATTCATCCAGCCGCACAGTGGGCAAACCCCGACTGTAACTGCGGGAGTGGCGATTTTAGCAAGTGTAACGAAGGAGATGAGCCGCTTGAAAAAGTAGAGAATTGCCCAACAAAATCGCAAGGAGACAATACTCCAGTCGCTCCAGATGTAATGATGCAAGGAAGCGGCAAGCCCAACACGTCAAAAAGTCAAAGCGGAAGTTCTGAGGGTCAATGTGCTAATCCTTATTTTAAAAATAAAAGTGAATGTAGACCATATTCAGGACCGGGTAATCCTCAGAACAATAAAGTAGACAAGACAACGCTGCCGCAATCGGGGATACAAATGACATCCTTGAGCGGACATACATTTTGGATGGACGATTCAGTTAAAGAGCCCCGAGGTAAAAATAATTGGGAAAAGGGAATGCAGCCCTTTGACTATGGGTGTGACGAAACTTTCAAAGGCAAAACCGTATGGAAGTCTGCTCATGGACATCAAATGATGATGAGCGATGTTGAGCCCGATGGAGATCCAAAAGGAAGAAATGCTGAGAATTTCATCCGAATATTGACGGCTACCGGCAACAGATTCGAGATGAATGATGATACTCCTCCTGGAACCTGTAAAGCCGGACCAAGAAGAGGCATAGAACTCCATAGCACATCAAATCACATCATTCAGATGATTGACGAGAACAATGAGCAGTGTAATAGAAACAGAAGAGAAGGTTCTGCTCCCATAAATAAAGCCACTGACGCCTTTGTGAGAATACGAACTGGTTATGGTCTTGAAATAATGATGGCTGACGACAATCATCAGGAAGATACACAAACTCAATATCTTCAATTAATGGCTCCACAATATGATGCTTGCTGCGGTCCACATATAATAAGAATGCAAGAAAGCGATTACTGCGGCTATATCTTTATAAGAGCCGGTGGTGATTATATGTGCATGACAGAGGGAGATCACGTTACAGTTGTAGGCGTAGGAGAAACGACTCCTAAAGATGATTTTTGTAAGGGAGGATGTCTTGGACCAAGAAACTGGTTCACTGCCGTTTCGCAACATTCAGTGCATTGGTCGTGCAATTTCTACTTTAACAAATCTGAGATCGCTGCATTCTTGGCAGATAAAATCATACTACTAATGGCCGGCAAGGATTGCCCTCCGCCACCGGATGCAGATACTTTAGAGTGTTCGCCTTGCGTAGGTCCTGTGGTTGTTCTAATCGGAGATCCGAAAAACAAGGTAGGAAGACTTGTGGCAAGCGATCGAGTATTTGCGTCTGCTTCGCTAGAAGCTCCTTGCGTATCTATATTTAATTTAAGTCCATTTACGAAATGTGGAGGAGTAAATTGTCCGCCTCCATACATAGGGAACGATAACAAGACCACCTCAGGATACAAATCAAACAGCGTTGGTCGGCTGTACAAGGAGTAGAAGATGTCTTTTTTAGGGGCGCCATATCCGATAATAAAGCACCCTCTTGGGCTCCTAAGGACCCAAAGAGATATGAATCAGGTTAAGGCAGATTTACTTGTTTTATTATTGACTGAGCCTGGCGAGCGTGTGATGTTGCCTGAATTTGGCACTCCTCTTAAAAGATTCTTGTTTGAACCCAACGATTCAGAAATAGTTAGTGACGTAAGAGAAGCAATATCTAATTCAATAAGAACGTGGGAGCCGAGAATTGCGGTAAGTAATATAGAAATAACAAATTCTCGCGAAAATATCGAGCCAGTTCTTGATCAACAAGATAAAAAAGAGGATATGGACAGCACTCTCTTAATAAGAATACTATTTACAGATTTTAATAATATTAGAGAAGTTCAGGAATTGAAATTGGAGATACCATTAGGAGAATAGAATGAGTGGAAATTGCCCATTTGAAATACAACCATATTCACAGTCAAATCCCATTAAAAATGACAAGATAATAAGTCTAAATTATACTAATCAGGATTTTTGGTCTCTTAAGACGAAACTTGTAGAGTTTATCAGAGATAGGTTCGGAGAGAATGGCAGTGTTCTTCCGAATACTTTTAATGATTTTGTTGAAGGTTCTATTGCAATAATGCTCATAGAAAATTGGGCTTTTCTTGCAGACACGCTGTCATTTAAGATGGATCAGATGGTCAATGAGTTATTTATTGACACTGTTACAGAGCCGGATAATGCTTTTAGGTTGTGTCAACTTGTCGGATTTAAACCAACTCCTCCGATACCTTCTAGTTCAATGTGGACGGCAACGATAAACAATGCTCTTTCTGAAGATCTTATCGTAAATGCTCCAATTTCCATAGACTTAGGGACAGAAGATGGTCTGATCTCGATTGAACTTTTCCCAGCAGATTCTAAAAATAATCCAATATTTGATCGAGACATAATCATCCCTGCTGGGTCTTTTACTAATTCTTCTGTTATAGGTTTAGAAGGAAGAACTTTTGTTGATTTATTTACGGGTACGGGGCAAAACCTTCAATCAATAACCACTTCAAAGCCCTCAGTAATCTATGATTCAATTTCTATTAAGGTCGATGGCGTTCTGTGGGAACGAGTTGATTATTTCACGGACTCTCAGCCAAGAAAAGAATACAGAGTTGAATTTGATTCATCATATCGTGCTTATGTTATGTTTGGAAACAATAGAGCCGGTTTGAGTCCTCCGAAAGGCGCCCAAATTGAACTTCAGGCAAGAACTGGAGGTGGCACAAGAGGAAATATAGTGACGGGATACGCGGAGTATCAATCTCAAGTTCAGGTTTTTGGATTAAGCGCAAGCGTGCCCGTAACATTTAGAAATTACACAAGAGGAGATCACGGCTATAACGGCGACACTATTGAAGATATAAGAAGAAAACTTCCTAGTTATCTTCGAACTCAAGACAGAGCAGTTACAGGCTTAGATTACAAAACATTAACAGATCAGTTCGTGACTGCTTATCATGGTCAAATAGGCAAATCGGTTGCTACTCTTCGCAATCATGGTTGCGCAGGAAATGTAATTGACATATACATTCTTGCAAGAGAGGGAAACAATAATCTTCAAGAAGCAAACGACAATCTAAAGGCTGAACTTGCCGAGATGCTTGAAGCAAAAAAGATGATTACTGATTATATCTGTATCAAGGATGGAAGTGTATTGGAGACAGACGTTACGGTAGAAATAACTCTTTCTAGAATCAATAAAAAATTCGAACAAGAAATACGTGTTGCTGCCGAGAATTCAGTAAACGATTTCTTTTCTCTTTCGAACTGGGAGTTTGGACAGGATCTTCGCGAAAATGATCTTGTTAAGAACCTTTCTTCAATAAAACAAGCAGAAAGTTTCGATATAGTTTTCACTACAAATGAGGAAGAAAACTCAGGATCAATAGTGAGAACTAGATTTTTTGAGATAATAAGACCAAGTGTTGTCGAAATTTCATTCGTATATCTGTGAAAAGGGGATAAATGGCAAAGATTGTAGGACAAGACACAGGGATAACAATATCGGATGACGTTCGATTTATATTAGACACAACAGACGGAGACGACTGTGCTGTTTCGCCGTATCAAATTACGAACGCGACAGTATATTTTGTTTCGAGAGAGTTTACAGACAGCACTGCTAAAGAATATGAACGTGAAACCCTAAATTCTAATCTTCAAGCAGAATATAATCTCGTAAAAAGACAAATATGTCTCAAGAGAAAAGAAGCCGTACGGGTCGCTACAACACAAGGCATTCAATTAACAGGACCGCGAACAATTGATGGAGTTTCTGTTGTTTCTGGAGATCGTGTGCTTGTTAAAAATCAGACAAATTCTTCGGAAAATGGAATTTACGTCGTCACAGAAGAGCGTTGGGCTCGATCCAACGACGCAAACAGTTCCGATAATATTGTAAAAGGAATGTATGTTTTTGTGGAAAATGGAATTGATAATATTAACACAGGTTGGGTTTTAGATTGCCCAGAACATATTTCTTTAGGAACTACACAATTAAACTTTTTCAGATTCTCCTATCCGGATAACTTGGCAGACGCTCCCGATGGCAATTCTCTTGAGACATTGAATTTACTGAGAAAGAGAATTGACGAATCCAAGTCCGTTTCTTCTTTTTTCTATAAAAATGCGATCCCTGTCAAGACTTTTGGCGGATATACAGATCCTGATACTGGAGAGTTGTTTCCCGCATGGCTCAATCCTGATCTAGTGCCCTCTGAGCTTAAAGAAAAAACAATACAAGATAACATTATTCAACCTTATTATGAAAATGATGAAGCTGTAAAAGGGAAGTTTGTTCTTGAATGGAAGCCTTTAGAGTGTAGAGAAGGCGATTACTTTATTTGTTGGTCTTGGATGCCTAATCTAGCGGGCAGAATTCTATCTTCTCACATGTTTTTCATGCTAGAGGGAGATAGTCGTCTTAACACAAGCATACCAACGCACAGAACAAGACCAGATAAGTATGAGATTTTAATGGATCGTTATTTGCCTGAGATGTTTAAAACTATCATCTCTGAAAATGATTTGACACCCACCGTACTACAGGAATTCAACAAATCAGTGGCGAGAGGATTTACATTTATAGAGGACATGGCCAATCAAATAATTGATCTTCTTGATGCAAATGCCACGCACGAACAACTTCTTCCACTTTTGTCGAATATGTTCAACTTAAAGTTAAGGTCATCTGATCCTACTTTATGGAGAAGACAAATAAAGAAAGCCATTCCCAACTTTAAAAGAAAGGGCACAATAGAAGGATTGAGAAACGGTCTTTCTGATGTCGGAATAAAACTTTTAAAGATAACAAAGTTGTGGCAAGTTGTATCAAAATACACTTTTCAAGAACATTTTGTATACTCCGGCTCGGACGAGTTCGAACTCTCTAAAAAAATAATACTTCCTATAGATTCTAATTTTAGACTCTGGCTGAGACCGGCTGCGCATTCGGAATGGCAAGACATTACGTCAGACCATGAAAGCAAAATAAGCCTGACCGAGGATTCTTTAACATGGATTGACGAACCTCTTGAACAGGGAGACCAGATCAGAATTATTTATAAATTCAGAGAAATACCTCCTCAAGAGCAATCTTTGGAAGACTACATTCAAACTCTTCCTCTTATGGACGATAGAGATGAACGAGAGCAAGAATATCCTCCAAAAAATTGGAATGTTCGCCTAGTTGAAGAAGATGATGATCTTTTCGACATACTTGTTCCTGTGCGTCATCCAATATCAGATCCAATAATTTGGGGTCGTGTAAGGACAGAATTTCCATATAGTGAAAATGCCTATAACATGGAAGAATACAATGGCTGTTGTGTCGGATCAACTTTGGTCATAACTGAAAATGGGATCAAAAAAATAAAAAACATAAAAAATGATAAACTGATTATGACAGAATTTGGATTTAAATCATTTGAAGAATTAAAAAACCAAGGCAAGAAATCAACATTAAATATTACAACTAGTTTGGGCAGAAACATTATTGTAACTCCCAACCACAGATTTAAAATTTTCAATGAATCTGGTTTTGAATGGAGGCAAGCCGATCAGCTAGAAATTGGCGATTATATCTTATGTAAAAAAGGAAATTGCGGATCAATACCGAAAAATAAAGGTTTTGATAAGGAATTGTGGTACTTGGCTGGTCATCTGTATGGGGATGGTAATCTATATGAGAAAAATAATTTAAGATCTTTTAGATGGCTAATATCGGAAAAAGAACCAGAAATAAAAGAATTAATTTCTAAAATAATAATAAAAAACAATGCAAAATCGCAAATATTTTGTATTAAAAAACATAATCATCAGAAGCACACGAAACTTAAATGCAATGAAGATTTATATAGAATTTCCAGTTCCAGCGTACAACTACCTATTTTAAATCAAATTATACCCAAATACGAAACTAAAGGAAAATGGAGAAGATGCCTTCCTAATTCCATCTGGGAGAGTGGCGAGGAGCAAATTTGTAGTTTTCTGCGGGGTTTGTTTGATACAGATGGCGGAATTCAAAAAAGACAACCTTTGTTGACAACTAAGTGGAAGAATTTAGCAAGAGAAATTCAAAATTTGTTATTGGCACTAGGGATTGTTTCTTCAGTAACCAGTTACAATGTTTTTTGGGAAGGAAAAAAGAGAAAGTATTTTAGAATAAGAATTGTAGGTAAAAATAGTAGAAAAATATTCAAAGATAAAATAGGATTTAATTCAAATATAAAAAATAAATCTTTAATAGACGCCATAGAATTAGAAAATAAATCTATTTTAGAGGCGGATAGGACAATCATTCCGTTTGGAGACAAGATAATAAAAAATATTTTTCCTTTCAGAAAACGACTATCTAGGTTTAATTCAAATAATCGAACAAGAGAAGAAAAAAGAACTTTAACCTTAATTACAAGATTAAAACAAGGATATCAAAAAACTATCCCAGATAATGTAGTTTCCGAAATTCATCATAAAATTAAAGAATTTAAAATTATTAATAGTACAGAGACTAATTTTATTCAAGATTATGTTGATAATGATTGGTTCTTTGAAAAAATAAAAAGTATATCCCCCGGTCCTGTGGAAGATGTTTTCGATCCTCTAAACGTAAAAGATACGTCTTCATACGTTTCTAATGGTATAGTTTCTCATAACTCTACAAGAGAAAGCACCGATCCATGCGACATAGATAAAGAATTCGTCGATGGATGCGGACAATGCCAGAGTAGCAAGTTCACTGTCGATCTAGAGGTCGAGCGTTTGTCGGATGATAGTCTTGAAGAAGCCAAGCAAACCATATCTGACTATATGCCTTTTCACTCTCTCGTTCATTCTCTTAATTTAAGTGGAGCCATGAACGAGTTTGTCAGATCATCAGAAGAAAGAATAGAGGCTCTTGTTCAATTTTCAAAAGAAGATGTGCTTCTTGCCGGTGAAGGTCAGCACATATTTAATAAAGCCATGGATTCAGAAGAGTTAGCAAGTTTCAAAAGAGATATGTTGGCTAGTTTTTCTGCGGTACCTAGTTCAGGGAGTAATTTGCAGTGGTCCGGTGTCGTTTCAAATCAAAGAGTCGTTCTTTCTTCTTCAGTTTTAAGCTCAGAACAAGATCTTTCGAATTTAGATTTCAAAGGAAAGAAACAAGGGTTCGATTCTATTAGTATTAACACTGGCGATTTGGACGTTGATCCAAGACAGAGTAGCAACTTGCTTGAAGTCCTTGGGGAATCTCAATATGAATTTTCGGTTTCTTCCGTTGGTTTGAATTCAATGGAAATTTATGGCGATGTGGAAAGTTCTGTGATCGGTCCACTTTTTGAATATAGAATTTCAAATAAAATAGGAGATTTCACCGCAGATATTGAACAAGCAAATCGATTTGTGCTCACAGATGTTGATGCTGATTTTTGGATGCTTGGAGTCATATCTCAACATGATATCGAGATTGGCTCTTTGAACTCTGCTTGGAGATTGAGACATTTAAATAAACAATACATTGTACAAAATGTATTGCCCGATGGAACTCTTCTTCTTTCCGAGGAGTCTGTAGTAACTCCTGTTATTGGGTGGTTTTTATATGACGGATCAGGAAATTTAATTAAAAGTTCAAATTCAGGATCTTTGAGCACAATTAAATTAGGACTTGTGGACATAGGACAAGAACAAGGATTAGCCATAAATGACTATGTTTATATTGACAACTCAAAATATAAAATAAAATCATTAAAAAATGGGGAAGAGGGCAAGTTTTACATAGAAAATTACGAAGAAGGAGAGGAATACGGTAAAAATATCTCGATATACAGAAGAATACTAGAAAATAAGGTCGGTCAGTTTGCGTATGAAGGAATAAAATTAATATCTTCTTCAAATCTTGCAATTTCTACGTCTAATGCTGATGATATCAAAGAAAACTTTCTTATTTTTATGGATTCAAAATACTACACTATTTTGTCGGTAAATTCTAATGAATTGACGCTTTCTGGTCCCATAGATGATTGGACGACAGATGGCGCGGAAGTAGATTTTATGGTTTACAAATTTGACAAACAAAGCAAACAAATAAAGGAACGAACAGAGCCTCCGGTTCCTGCGGGTTCTTTTGAGCGACTAGACAGGTCAGGAGCGGCGATAATAAAAAACATACAAGATAATGCCCTAGGAGCAGCCGTTTCGATGTTAAACATGTCAAATTCAAATGAAAAAACAGACTTGGTTAAGCAGAATGAACATATAGACTTCAACATTGAATACAAGGAATGAAATGGAAGAATTATTAAAGTGTAAGGGTGATGTAAGCGTTTTAATTGAATATGACGATGGAAATTCCAACAAAATAGAATTTAGGAACACCATATTGACCTCTGGTAGAGAGGCTCTGGCTCTTTCTTTGGCAAATAGAATAGGCTCGGATTTCGACTTTTTTGTAAATAGAATGTTATTTGGAGACGGAGGAACAACTGGAGGTGTGCCAAAAGTTGTAAACGCAGAAAGAAACGCATTGTTCGGATCTGTTCGCTCTAGTAAACCTGTCGTTGCAAACATAGACCCAAACAACCCTTCTCAAGTCATATTTACTTCTGTAGTGTCATTTGGAGAAGCAAATGGCTTTACTCTCAATGAAATGGCTCTCCAATTAAATAATGGGGATCTTTATAGCATGGCCACTTTTCCTGGCATATCCAAAACTCCACAAATGCAAGTAACCTGGAACTGGCGACTTTCATTCATCTAATCGGGAGGTTTATGACAAAAATACCGCTCGAGATAAAAGATTATGAAGGTCAAAAAGTATTATTTGTTGATGGCGAGTTGTTTGATTGGGGAATAGACGAAGAAGCACTTTCGTTAGCGAATGAGCAATTTTCGAATGAAGATGCAATGAGAGCCATACACACAGACATGCAAGATTATTTCCTCGAATGTCTTGGGTCTATTTTGGGTTTTAAACCTACTATAAGACAAGTTAACTTAGCGATAAAGTCTGGATTCATAGATGATCACAATAAATGAAAAAGATAAAAGATTTTACATTGCAGAATCAACTCAGAAAAATGCTGGGCTCGGTTTGTTTGCTTCTGAAAGTATAGAAAAAGGAGAATATTTAGAAGTAATAGGAGTAATGGTAGACAAAGATTCGATTTCGGATCATTGTACGGCATATGCTAATCATTTTAAATTCGCTGCTGATTATTCGGACTCATTTACAAAACATATAATTCCTCTGGGCTATGGTGGGATCGTTAATCATGCAAATGAAAAACAAGACCAAAACGTAGAAATACGATACATCAAAAAAGGAAAAGAAAGCATTTGCGTTTATTGGTTTTTAAAAGATGTAAAAAAAGATGAAGAAGTTTTAGGAAATTATGGAGAAGGTTGGAATTCCATGTCGAGATGGGTAGAAAATGTAGATTTGAACGAAGAAGACCACCAAGAAGAATGGGACAGTTTTCTTTCACTTGGTCTATATAATTTG